GCTGATACAGCGGATTCAAACGAGGATGATTCCACCAGGCGTGCATCGCGGAATCCTGAATCAGGATCCTGGCGATTGACGCGGACAGGCTTGGAGTCGGACACGGATCAGCATGGTATTCCGTTGATCCGATGTCGGTATAGATTCCCGGCTTCACGCCTTCACCGTCAAGCGAGCCTGAACGGCCTTCAAGGCAATCACCTGTCCTTTCATTACGTCGCTGTTCAGTTCGAGTTCTTCCATGATCTCAATCGAAATCTGGCAGAACTTCTGCACGTCTTTCAACTCGGCTTCAAAGTTTCGTCTCGGCTTACGTGGCGCTCGTGTGGGCGTCTCGGTTGTCATGGGTTTCTCCTTAGCAATCGTTAACTTGGAATTGGAACGCATTGAGATTCGTTCCTGTTTTTACGAAATCCTCTTGGTAGTGCTCGGCGACAGGGCCACGGCCAGTGCCGCTAATAATCGTTGCTTTGCAGTCTGGACACTCCCAAACATCGCCAGACCATATCTTGTATGGCTTCCATGCTGACGCGTCAACCTTCCCCGGTCGCGCTCCGTCAACTGCTGGCATTCCCTCGATGAAGTAGAATCCGTTCTTTTTTGGCTTAAAGAATCGCTGACACGGAATGCAAATCGGCTTCATGGGTTTCAATTCCTTTCATGGATTGTTTCAGTAGCTCAAACTGTGCTTTGTGGACGATTTCTAGCGCGTGGTCGGCAGTCTGCTGCCCTGCACGACCACGGCAGATGTGACGCAGGTCCAAAAGATCGACTGCGATTTCAGAGAGCAGGACGCTGACGTCAGTCACGTTCCGCCTCCATTAATCGCTCTGCGGCTAAGTCTTCAAGAACGGACTCGCGGATCCAGAATGCGTCTTGATCCGGTTCGATTGCGTTGCATCGTCCGACAAACAGCGTATCGCGATAGTCGCAATCGCCAACGTGTCCGACTGGGCGGCAGCAGCGGCGACCTTCGGCCGTCTCGGCCATCTGCGCGTTCTGCTCGGCTTCGTGCGAATGAAATGACTGACCGTAAAACCATGCTCTTGCGTTTGTGCCTTTGCTTTTCATGCTTGCCTCCCTCTCTGGTTGAAAATTTACGCTCAACAGAAAATTACGTCAAGCGAAAAATAGCATTGACAGAAAATAATTGTGAGTGCTACAAATTAGACCATGAAAACTGTAGAGAAAGTGATTCGCCAGCTTACTTGTCTTCACTGTGGCTATAAATGGTGGCCTAAGACGCCAGAAGGTCCACCGCAATGCCCCGAATGCCGGAACCCGTGGAATCAGGCTCCTAAATATAAAAAGGTTCGGTAATGCCAGAATATCCATCTCTCATTTGCGGCGTCGACCCCGGTTCTAATGGCGGCATCGCGTTCGTTAGTTCTCAAATGGAAAAGGCGTTTGCTGTCGCCTACAAGCTGCCAGATACCGGATTGGAGTTGATCGAACTGATCCGCGAGTACGGACCTTATATTATTCGAGCGTATGTCGAATTTGTTCGAAGCTCGCCGCAGATGGGCGTTACATCGGCTTTCACGTTCGGACGCAACTACGAGCGTGTCTTGATGGCACTCGCCGCTGTTCAGGTTTCTACAGAAGAGGTCACACCGGCAAAATGGCAACGCAGCCTTGGCTCTTTAACACATGGCGACAAGAACATATCGAAAGCGAAAGCGCAGCAATTATTCCCGTCGTTGAAAATCACACATGCGACAGCGGACAGCCTGTTGATTGCGGAGTACGGGAGACGTATCGGCCAAGCACCGATGCGGAAATTAACTGTCTAGCCGATGCGATCCTGAGACGACAAGCATGGCAAGCACGGCAGATCGACGTTAAAGAGCAGCTGAAGTACAGACGTAAGTTGCGTCACGATTGAGGAAGGATTGAAATGAGGATTGATCCAATACTAGAAAAGTATCGGTGGCGTATTGGCTTGTATGCTTCTAATCCTGGAGACGATTATGGTGTCTTCGAAATTGACGGTCCGTCTGGGCGTCGATTGAAAATAATTGCCAGTCCTGGAGATGCTCATGAGTCAATTCCATGGGAGCATGTATCTGTTAGCTGCTCCAATCGTTGTCCTAACTGGATTGAAATGTCTTTCGTTAAAGATTTGTTTTGGGACGCAGAAGACGCGGTTATGCAGTTACATCCGCCAAAGTCGCAATATATAAACCAACATCCGTACTGCCTTCATCTTTGGAGGCCATTGACGCAAATTATTCCACTGCCTCCGATGATTGCGGTCGGCCTAAAGGATTGAAATGAACATCACGAAACTCGCTCTATCGAATCCGCCGATCACGCCGGAATATTCCACGATCTGTCCGTGGAATTCGGATAACACTCGACTGCTGCTGTTGGCGTCAAATCCTGGCTACACGTTGGATCATTTCATTCTGTGCGATGGAGACGGCCAATATATTCGAGATTTGCCGATAGCTGCCAATCAGCAGCCGCGATGGTCGCGGACTGATCCAAGGATTCTGTATTACGTCCAAGGCAGTAGTCTGATTCGATGCTCACCGGGCCTGATGTCGTACGTAACAATAGAGCATGCCTTCACAGAGTACGAATCAATCAACAGCCTCGGCAAGTCAGACATCAGCGAGGATGGCGATCACTTTGTATTTCAAGGCATATCAAAGAATCGAGCGCCGGAACTGTTCGTGGATTCGCTGAAAGATGGCGTTCAGTCAATACTCTCGCCGATGGTCGGCTTGAATTCGATTTACATCACGGCGTCGAACTACATGGTTCAAGGAACGCTGACCGGATCTTATGCGCGTGGCGAGTTAATCATTCAAGGCCAAGTCCCACACATGGACACGTTTCACGATTACCTCGTCTATTGTTCTTCGAACGATGCCGTACTTAACAAAAACGCCGTCGTGATGGTCGATATTTTCAATCCAGGCGACAAGCATGTCTTGATGGAATTCGATTGGGCATACGCGATGCACATCTCATGCTGCGATCAGCAGTTCTGCTGCGTCTCGGTTTACGATCCGAAGAACGTCTTACCGATGCAAATCTGGCAAGTGTTCTACGATGGCCAGCCGAAGGTCAAACTCTGCGAGACTGGCGGAATTTACCGCGACTACTCCTCGCAGCCACATGCCACGATTTCGCGTGACGGAACCAGGATCGTGTTCGCCGTAGACAACGGCAAGACGATCGGAACATCGATGCTGGTGCTTGATCCTGTACCGATTCCTCCAGTAGAGACGTGGATTGACTACCGACCGTATCAAGATCAGGAATTCATATTGAGGCCGCAGCCAGATGGCTCGATCAAGGTGTTTTCAAGGAAGGTCAAATGAGCGATTACGCTGAATTCTTAGACCGGAAAACTCAGTCTGGCAATGAATACGGATTCTCGCCGACGTCATTGCCGTCGTTTCTATTTGACGTTCAGCATTTTCTTGTCGATTGGGCCTTGCGGAAAGGTCGTGCTGGATTGTTCGCCGATTGTGGATTTGGCAAGACTCCGATGCAGCTTGTTTGGGGCGATCAGATTGTACGACGCGAGAATAAGCCAGTCTTATTGCTGACTCCGCTCGCAGTATCAGCGCAGACCATTGTTGAGGCGGCTAAGTTCGGAATTGAAGCGAAACGATCTTCTGATGGCGCGGTATTCAACGGAATAGTGGTGACGAACTATGAACGCTTGCATTACTTCAACTGGCAGGACTTTGCCGGTGTTATATGTGATGAATCAAGCATTTTGAAATCGTTTGACGGTTCGCGACGCATCGAGATCACGGAGTTTATGCGTAAGGTTCCGTATCGGCTCTTATGCACTGCGACGGCTGCGCCTAACGATTACATCGAACTCGGGACATCTAGCGAAGCACTTGGCGAACTCGGCGCGATGGATATGATGAATCGGTTCTTTAAGAACGATTCGAATAACTCAGACGTTGGCCGTAGTTATGGTGAAGTCGTGAAATGGCGCTTTAAAGGTCACGCCGAGATACCGTTTTGGAAATGGGTCTGCTCATGGGCTCGCGCGATTCGGAAGCCTTCAGACTTCGGATTCGATGACGGTCAGTTCATACTGCCACAGCTTATTGAGAAGGAGCATTTGATTGAAACGGTTCGACCGGCTCCAGGAATGCTGTTCACTCGACCGGCATTGACCTTGCCTGAGCAACGAGAAGAACGGCGCCGCACACTGCCAGAACGATGCGACAAGGTTGCAGAACTGGTCGCGCGTCATGACCATTCGCTAATTTGGTGTCACTTGAACGCTGAAGGCGACTACCTTGCTAAAACTATTCCGAATTCAGTTCAGGTGAGCGGATCTGACTCTGATGAGCAGAAGGAGGAAGTTTTTACTGGATTTGCACGCGGACAAATCCAACGCTTGATCACTAAACCGAAAATAGGTGCTTGGGGTTTGAACTTTCAAGTCTGCAATCATGTGACGACGTTTCCGTCGCATTCGTACGAGCAGTATTACCAAGGCGTTCGGCGTTGTTGGCGATTCGGCCAGAAGCGGCCTGTAACTGTAGACATTGTGACAACAGAAGGTGATCGGCCTGTGATGGAGAACGCGCGACGCAAATCTGTGCAGGCCGATCGTATGTTCTCTGAATTGGTCGCTTGGATGAATCAGGCGATGTCCATCAATCGAACGAATTCGTTTACCGAGAAGGAGTGCGTCCCGTCATGGCTGTAATAGATCAGTGTCTTACTGAAAATTATGCTCTGTTTAATGGAGATTGCATCGAAGTGATGAAGTCTTTGCCGTCTCAATCGGTTCACTTGTCGATTTACTCGCCTCCGTTTGCTGGCTTGTATCAATACTCTTCAAACGAGCGCGACTTGTCGAATTGCATCAGCTACGAACAGTTCTTTGAGCATTACGCTTTTGTTGTTCGCGAACTCGCACGGCTTGCCGTTCCTGGACGTATGACGGCTGTTCATTGCATGGATGTTCCTTCTGGAAACTCTGGAACGGATCACTTGAAAGACTTTCCAGGTGACATCATTCGACTGCATGAGAAAGAAGGATGGCACTTCATTGCGCGTTATGCGATTTGGAAAGAGCCGCTAACTGTACGCAATCGCACGATGGCTAAGAATTTGGCGCATAAGACAATCGTCGAAGACTCTTCACGGTGTAGCGTGGCGAGTGCCGACTATCTGTTAGTGTTTCGACGTCATGGACAGAATCCGATACCAATCCGACATCCGCAGGGATTGTTAGAATATGCTGGCGAACGTGAGATACCACGCGAGTTGTTTCAGTACCGTGGATGGACTGGTAACCAGATCGAAAACAGATACTCTCATTGGATCTGGCGGCAATACGCTTCGGCGTTTTGGGATGACATTCGACTCGATCGCGTATTGCCGTTTCGTGAAAGTCGCGATGAAGAAGACGAGAAGCATGTCCATCCTTTGCAGTTGGATGTCATCGAACGATGTTTGACGTTGTGGAGTAACCCACTGGAAACGGTGCTGACTCCATTCATGGGCGTCGGATCTGAAGTCTATGGAGCGGTTCAACAGGGACGCCGCGCAGTTGGTATCGAGTTGAAATCCAGTTACTACCGGCAAGCCGTTAAAAACATCGAACAGGTTACCAAGGCCGCCGTCCAGAACTCGCTGTTTGCCAATGTCTAACATTGACGTAACGCAAACCTAGATATACTGTATACAGCGCCGGCCTACACGCGCTCGACGGGGCGACGTGCAGGGTTTTCATCCGGGGCCATTAGGCCGGCGTTTCCTCTTTCAGACCGGATCTTAAAGGAACCGGATGCCTTCTCGTCTGACTCCAGAAGAAGCTGTTCCGTTATTGGCCCAACACGGAATCTATTCCGAAGCCCGAGATGGCCATCACTACATCACGACCGGCTCGAAAAGCGGCAACCTGGCTTGCCTGTGTGCCTCCAGCACGCTTTCGATGGACGTGTTGGAGATTATCAAGGGTGCAGCGTGCTTCGTCGATCCTAGGGGCAACGAGCAGTATTTCTACCGTTGCACTCAATCCGAAAAAACCCGAAAACTTACCGCAGCGGTTACGATCCATGGAGAATCGGACGAAGTTGACTGTTACCCGTCGCCTGGATTCGAGAAGGCCAATGGCTCGCTGACCTCGATTCCGACGCTGACATGGCTCGATCACTGTCGACTGGTAGACATTTTGATGGTTGATGCGCCAATCGTGGCGCCGTTGCCAGATGTGACCGATTCGAATATCGGCTCGTTTCTCGGCATGATGACGTTGACGGAGCGTAATGCTGCGCTCGCGTTTGAGAAACTCTACGGTGATCGGTTCAGGTATTGCAAAACGTGGGGACAGTGGCTGGAGTGGGTCGAATCACGATGGGCCTCGGAGCATACCGACCTCGCCTTCGATTGTATTGTTCGTATCGTTTCAGAATGCAACGTGCAGATGAAAACGAGTCCAGCTAAGGCCAGCTTCTCGGCCGGTGCCGAACGAATAGCTCGAGCTGCACGCGGATTTGCAACGCGGAGTCACGATTGGGATCGAGATGCTTGGCTGCTCAACTCACCAGTCGGAACGTACGATTTACGTACTGGCGTCACTCGGCCACACGACAAAGCTGATCACATCACCAAATGCACAGCCGTCGCGCCAAAACCTGGACCGTTGCCGGAATTTAATAAATTCCTCAATACGATCACATTAGGCGACGAGTCGCTGCAAGACTATCACCAGCGTTCACTTGGTGCGTGTTTGAGCGGCGCCATGTCAGACAATTTCCTTTTGTTTTGGCATGGAACCGGACAAAACGGTAAAAACACGTTTGGTGAATTAATCCGGTGGGTGATGGGCGACTACGCGCAAACAATCCCGACTGAAACGCTGATGGCCTCGAAATCGAGCGGACATCTGACGGAACTTGCTAACCTTCGCGGCTTACGGCTCGCGATATCGTCTGAAGTCTCTGAAGGCTGCTATTGGGATGAGCAGCGCGTCAAATCACTCACTGGCGATCGCGAGATATCGGCTAGGTTTATGCACAAGGATCTTTTCGTGTACGAACGTACGCACAAGCATCTCGTGTTCGGCAACAACCGTCCCATGCTTCGAATCGTAGATCCTGCCATGAAGACTCGCTTACACCTCGTACCTTTCAAAATGCACTTCGAGCCGGACATGAAAGACCCACAAATGGCGTCTAAACTCCGTGCTGAAGCCCCTGGAATTCTTCAGTGGCTGATCGACGGTCATTCGAAGTGGCTTGAGGACGGATATCTTAAGAAATGCTCTATCGTTCAAGCCGAAACCGATGCTTATTTTGAGGCTCAATCGACACCGGATATGTGGATCAGTGAGTGTTGCGTTTTGGATGATGCCGCCTACGGAAGCGCAGGCGATCTCTATAAAAGCTTCAAAGCCTGGAAGGAAGCACGCGGCGAAGGCGCATTGTCTCAAACTCGATGGGGCGAATGGATGTCTGTTCGTTTTACAAAGGTCCGCTCAAACGGTATGAAATACCGTGGAGTGGATCTAAAACCATCATCCGTTTTGGACTTTTAACGGAGATCAACGCCTTGATAATAGACACCATTGGACTTATACCGTTGAAAGTTACACTGCATCCACCTCGACCATTCGACTATACTCATCACGGACCAATCGTTCAACTTCATAAAGCCGACGTACGACATATAGAGGTTTTGCGATTTTCCGCGCAAGCCTTCACTTCGCTGGCAATGCTCAACAAGCCAAATCGAGAACCGATATCCGCACTTCTTTTCATTTTCTATACGAAATCCAGCCTGCGCTTGTTTGATTTTTGCGATCGACTCTTTATTCATACGCTAAGTGCCCTCCAATACCCATATATAGACGGGTTGGGAGGGTTGTCAAGACGTAAAGTTTTTATTAAAACGGAAGACTTCGGAAGTACTTTTCCTAATCACCCCAGAGACTTTGATCTAAAGGGGTATTTAGGAAATGTATTCCTTAGTCTTCCGTTTTTTTAGACCACTACATATTGTGGTATTGGACTTTCGCCAAGAATTGTCCCTGGAGTCTTCGAATGTCGTTGAAAACCGATAGGATTGAAAAACAGATTCTGGCGCTCTCAGCCGCCAACCCTCGCCTCACGCAGGGTGAGATGGCAGATATCCTCGATTGCTCGACGAAAACGATCCAGCGTTACATGCAGAAAAACGCGCCGACTCTCGAAGCAATTGACGACAAACTCACTGAAGTGCGCGCGAAGCTGAAGGAACGAATACCGATCGAGAAACGCGTTGAAGTGTTGGCGACAATCGCGGAGTCTTCGGAGATGGATTTCGCGAGGCTCGGTGCCGTGAAGTACATCAACGAACTTGACGATATTCACCCGGATTTGGAGCGTAAGAAGGCGTTGAAGGTCGAGCCGGAACGTGAGCCGGTGACGATCACGGTTGTGCATGTTGGCGGTGACGTGAAGATTCAGCCGGCGATCGAAGTGAAGGAAGTCGGAAAAATCGAAGATTTAATTTAAAAATCTCTTGACATACTAATATACGCTACGTATATTAATACTCAGGAGGCTTGATATGAGATCAAATGGTGAATTGCGATGGATTCCAAAGAATGCACTGCCGGTTGCCGAGACTGGACTTGGCGTGGTTTATGTTTATCCTTACGCTCCAATTGATGCGAAGTATTGGGACGGAAAGCCACGATACGGCGTGGTCGCATACCGCGAAAAGGCTCGCAAATCGGACTGGCATCACACCTACCGCTCTGATGCCGAAGTGGACAAGGCTATCCAGGGTTTCTTTGACGCCATTCGCGCCCACAAGGCCATTGTTTCGGAACGCAGAGACAGAGACTTCGCCGGTCACAGCTTCAAAGTCGGCGACATCGTTACGAATTCCTGGGGCTACGATCAGACCAACGTCGATTGGTATGTTGTGACCCGAACTACCGCCAATTATGTTTGGCTCAAAGGCGTCGCAGCCGAACTGACCACGAGCGAAGGCTGCGGCCCGATGTCTGGCAATGTGGCGCTGAAGTTGGACGAGAACCTGAAGCCGATCGAGTCCAGCAAGCCCGAGACGAAGCACCGCGCCTCTGGTGATTACGTCACCATGCGCCACGGCTGCGGCTCCAAGCACACGGGCGGCTCGCTTTATACTTCATGGTATGCATAACGAACTCCGTGAGGCTCGGCTGCGGTTGGGCCTCACGCAAAAACAACTCGCCGAGAAATTTGAGATACCTATCAATACGATTGCCAGATGGGAACGCGGAGCGTTGCGTATTAAACATCAGAAGTTATTGAGTTTAGCGCTTGTCGCATTAGCGGTCGAAGTGAAGGAGATTGGCGAATGACTGTTGAATTGGTGATATTAGGCATTGGTCTCGGGATGATCATCGGTACAGTTGCGTTCGTAATTACTGTCTACTGCGACATTCGCCGCGGCCGACTATGACGCTAATCGGACAGATTCTGCTCGGCATAGTGCTCTGTATGGGCATTACGGTCCTGTTGTGTTTCATCGTCGGGTTATGGTTTGCAATGACAGGTCAAGTGAACTTAGGAGGGATTAATGAAAACGACAAAGAAGATTTGGACAGCTGATTCCGCGGCGCCGGAACTCGGCGTATCGGTTCGGCACCTGCGGCGGTACATGCGAAAACTCGGCATGGAGCCGGATCGCGTCGGTAGCCGGCGTAAGTTGATCTTTGGGACGGCAGTCCTTGAGCAGTTGCGGCAAGAGATTGCAGAAACGCGGTTGTCGTGATCGTCGCACTGGTAATACTCGTGTTCGTCGGTGCTTTTTGCATCGGCTCGCTGACGGCATGTTCAGGTCAGTGTATTGAATGCCGGATTCGTCGCAGACTTCAGGGAAAACGGCCATCATGAGCATAAACGGATGGATTGTCGGTATCGTTTTACCGCTTCTACTTGGGGCTGTAATAGCTGTCTTTGAGGAATTCATGCAAAGACGCAAGCGTCGATTCGAAGAGAACAACTGGTCATGACCTACAACGTGGTTTGTACGTCATGCAACCATCCGCAAACCTTTTTCACGGACGGCCCGCGAGAGGATTTCATATGCGAGAACTGTGGCGATTTGGTCCGCATTCCGATTTCACCGAACTAGGATCGCCTGGATTTTTGATGGCGATGATCATGCTGTCAGTGAGTGTCGTGTTGCTGGTCATGCTGTTCGCAGTGCCGCAGAAGCTAGACTCACGCTGCGAATTCTTGACCGAATGGAAGGCGATCGGATTAGGGCGTGCGGACCTGCCGCCGCCGTTGCATGACTGGAAGTGTGCAACTGTTAGATTGCGAGGAGATCAATGAGAAGTGCGATTTTCATTACGGATGGCATGACGCAAATCGTACTGACGCCAGAAACGTCGATCGACCGGATGGCGTTAGACACGATCGAGAAGAAGTCAAAGTGCGAGACGTTTCGTGGTGCGGCTTACGACTGTCAAGGTGGATGGACACGGTTCACTATAGATTCAGGCGCTGGCTTCAGCGCATATCGTGACAATGAACCAAGCGACAAAAGCCTAATTCTTCGGTTTACTCCGTCTCTGGCAGATCCGGATCCAGCGTGAGTTTCCAGATCAAGCTATTCCCGAAACAGTCACAACTGCTCAAGATCGTCGAGACGTCACACTTCACACGAATCGGCGAAGGAGGATCCCGTGGCGGTGGTAAGTCTAAAACTTTACGAGATATTCAACTCTATCGCCGGTTCACGTACGAGAACACGCTCGGATGGCTGTTTCGGCGCACGCTTGAAGAACTCCGTGACAACCACATCGATCCACTGTTCCGCGACTATCCAGGCTTGACAGAGTACTGGAAATCGGACACGCGCGAACTCACGCTACCAAACAAATCGAAGCTGCAATTCAAGATTGGCGAAACCGAAGGCGACATCCTGAAGAACCGCGGCAAGCAAGCGATGGACATTGCCGTTGATGAATCGAACCTGATGCGCGAGTCGGAAATGCGCGAACTCGGCATGTGTTGCCGGTGGCCAGGTTATCCGGAATGGCAGTGCAAGCTACTCGAAGGGTTCAATCCTGGCGGCATCGGGCACAACCGAATCAAGCGGCTGTACGTAGATCGGCAGTTCCTGACAAACGAAGTCCCGGAGATGTATTACTTTCTGCCGATCTTTGCGTGGGACAACGCGGCTTGGTCGGAATCGGCTCTCGAAGCGCAAGGTCTGACGCTCGAAGACTATTACTCATGGACCGATAACCGACGGTTCGAATTCTTCGTGCGTCACACGCAGTACGGCCGAGAACTCAACGCGTTGCCGGAACCAACACGCTCGCAGATGCTCCTCGGGTCGTTCACCGATTTCGAAGGGCAGGTGTTCGGCGCACTCGACGATGGCGTTCATAACATCGACAACTGGCT